GGCGGCGGCGCCTGACCGCCATAAAACGGGCAACTTTATAAATTAAATAACAACAACACTGTTGCTATTGCTGCTTAATTAAAGCAGCCGTCTGAACCGGAGAGGCCACAGGCCGGGGAAGGCGTCGTTGATGTGGCGTCCGTGAGGCGGGAAAGAGTTGACCTGCCCACGCATTATGACTCTACCAAAGCGTAAGGTCCGTCAGGTGTCCTTGTGCGGAGGGAATGTTTAAATCCTGACTGCGCCCGGAGAAAGTCCTGTTAAAGTGCTTTCGGACGCGGGTTCGACTCCCGCCGCCTCCACCAAAGCAGAGCCAGACGAACCACAGCGGTTCGCCTGGCTTTTGCCATGCTCCGGCGGTCTACATGGTCAGCGGCGTCTTCGTGCTGGTCTGCCCGCTCGCGCGGAGGACATGAAAAAAGGGGACTACCGTACACGGATTTGTGTGCGGTAGTCCCCTTTTGTGATTATCTCACTGAATCCGTGATAATCTCCCGAATCCATGCGAAATCGTAGAATATACGGTAAAATCTACCGTAAAGGAGCATGGCATATGATTAGGATTTTACTATCCACGCGCCTCGGCGAAAGGCGCTGGACGCAAGCAGACCTCGCCAGAGCAACCGGTATCAGGCCGTCCACGATCAACGACCTGTACCACGAGATTGCGGAGAGGGTAAACCTTGAGCATCTCGATCTGATCTGCGAGGCGCTGGGCTGCGAATTGTCCGATCTGATAGTCCGAGAGGAAAATCCAGATATACGGGTCAAATCACGCACCGGCGCAGACATACATAGCAAGCGATAGGCCTGCTCCCGAAGCCTCGGACACTTACCTGTCCGGGGCTTTTTATATTTCCTCGCCGTCTTGCGTAACAAAGCGAATTTCCACAGTGCAGCCGAGTGCAGCTGCCAGTTCTGCGATGTCCTTTTCTGTGAAGTTCCCTCGCGTCATTTTGTTGGACAGGTTTTGCCGCGTCTGGCCGGACGCTTCGGCCAAGTCCCCCATTGTCACTTTCTGACGCTTCATAATCAGCCGAATCTTTTCGGCAACAGAGAGCCCCATAGTCTCACCTCCTCATCTCGTACTATACACCTAAACGTGTCGCTTGTCAAAAACTTTTTTACAATTTTCACGGGAGAGTGTAAAATAACCGTTGACAAGTGACACGAATTAGTGTAATATATGCTTGTGAGGCAGAGGTGAACAACCTCTTACGAAAGGAAGTGAGGACATGACCGAGATGAACGTCACCGAGGCTCTGCTGAAAGCGATCCTCGAACTCATCGAGAAGTGCGAAACGCTCGAAGAACTCAGAGCCAGCGTCAAGCGCATCATGGGTGAGTAAATAAAAAGAGTAGCGGCCCCTTCCACAGACCCGCTACTCAGACACCCCCGAACGAGGCGAGCGGGAAGCCTTACTCCCGCCGCCTTGATTATAACCGAGTAAGGCAGAAAAATCAAGGAGGAACGCAAAATGATGATGTCCGAATTTATCGACCGCACCGGCTTCGAGCCGACCGCCAAAGAGTACGCCAAGATCGAAGAAGCCTATTACGACTTCGACGGTGACAAGGACGCCTTTTGTAAGGCTTTCGTCAAGGACGGCGGGGCGCGGAAGCTCTGCAAGGCCAGAGCCGCCGAGATCGACCGACTGAACAGCCTTCTGCTGGAGAGCGAGCGGCAGTACAAGAAGGATATGGCCGACCGTGAAAAGCGGATCGACGAGCTGACCGCCGAGCTGGACCGTGAGCTTGAATGGAAGCCCAGCGATGGTGCCGGCACGAACATGGAGCAGAAGCGTTACGAGGAGCTTGCCAAATACGGCAAGGCGATGACCGACGAGGAGGCCAAGGCGTTTATCGCTGACGAGTGCGGCTTTGATCCCGAGAAGATCCGCATTCTGCACGAGGTCAACACCTACGAGGTCAACAAGCACCGCCGCCTTCGCAAATCTGGCACCTTCGACCGCGCGCCCGTGTACGAGGCCACCGATTGGAACTACGTCCGCTTTGACTGCGCCTGCTTCATGTATGAGCTGGTCAACGGCGAACTCCGCTTCTACTGCTGCTAAATCACCGCCCGCCCCGGAGGTCACGAGGGCAAGGAGGAATTCGAAATGTACGGAACAGTCATCATCAAGACCGCCTCGGCGCAGGCACAGTTTAAGACATCGGAGCATGACCGTATATATAATTTTTTAACCGACCATGGCTACAGCCATGATATAGCCGCAAATGTTGAAGGCTGGGCGGACCTCGCCTCGATTGGCGAGGAATACGAACTTGACGGTGCCGCAATCATTATCGTCGATTAACGAAGTGCCTGACCTATCGGGCCTACGGGGAGAAAGGACACGATATGGATTACAACACTATGAACGCTACCGTCAAGGGGACAACCTGTGAGGGCGAGCCTTTTACCGAAAGTCTCACATTTACCCTCGTTCCCCCCACCGACAACAAGCACTACGGCACAGGCTACTACATGACGGTTAAGACATCAACGCAAACGCTGTTGATTGACGTGCGCTACGAGCGCACCACTGACATTGAAATCCTTGCCGATAGATGGATTAAGGGTTACTACGGCGAAAACGCACAGGACATCATCAAACAGTTCTGAGAAAGGAGAGATTTCTATGAACGAGAACGAAGCCAAGACACTGATCGAGCGTTTTGCAGAGAAGCAGCAGGGCGGGCATTTTGCCTGCCCCCGCTGCGGGAAGATGGCGATGGATGCGGAGAGCGTCACCCGCAACGCACTGAGCCGCAGGGCCACGGTCTATATCTGTGATGCCTGCGGAATGCAGGAGGCCTTGGAGGACATGATGGACAGCATAACTCCGCTGACCGCATGGGCTCTCGTCGCCGCACCAGAAAACTGGCGCATGGAGGAAGGAGGCAGTGAGTGTGAAGCGTGACGACGAGCTGATGTTCTACACAGAGTGCTGGCGGGAACTGCGAAGCTTTCTATCAGAGGTCGTGCGGGACAACACGGGCGAATATCCTTTCGCGCAGGATGTCTTGAATCTGATGCGCAGCATCGAACGGAAATACGAGAGGTGCTGATATATGAGTAAATCTTGGACGCCCGAGGAGCTGGCCGCTGCCAGTGCCGCAAAAATAAGAGAGGTAAATGGCACATGGAGAATCTGAGAGAAAAATTACTGCATTATGCTGACGGTCTCAGCGAGAATGTGACTATGAAGGATGAAGCGATTGCAACAATCGAGGATATATTCCGGCGCATGAGCGAGTATGAGTTCCTGCACTTCAACCGCCCATTAGCGATTGCATATCTTGCGCTGACAGAAGAACCGAAGATGAGCGAGTCGTCAGAGGGCTATGGTCGATGGCTGGATGGTCGGTGTACCGTTTGCGGGTGGGAGGAGCCGGACGAGGTTGGGTATGATGGCTGCGAATTAGAACCGTGGGAACATACAGGTTATTGCCCCAATTGCGGGTCAAAGATGAAAGCAGAGTAACCACGCTGCCCGCAAAGCCCTCTCTCGCCGCCGTAGGCGAGTTGCAACGCTACCTTTACGGCGCTGGAGGGTAGACGCCAACCCAAATGTAAAAAGCGCTCCTGCGCCACGGAAACGCGATTTGCGCAGAAAACAGAAAAGCCCCCTCGACAGGACGGTAAAATCCTGCGAGGGGGCTTTTTGCAAACAGTTTTGCTAACACTTTGCTTATTGATTTAGATTGCGGGGCTGTCGATGCTGTCATCGTCCTGCTGGAAGTCTTTGGCCTTGGCGGATTCAAAGGTGATGCCGCCGCGCTTGTGGTCGGACTTGGCAAGAGACAGATAGCCGTTCGCGCCGGCAATGATGACCGCCTCGCCGACGCCGGTTGCGGCGGTCAGCCATGCGGCAGCAGCAGTATAGCCGCTCTTGATGCACAGGTACATGAGGAATAAGCATTCCTGCACGATGATGAAACCGGCGAGGATGTCCAGCAGGCACACGACCTTGCTCCACTCGACCTTGCGCTTCTTCGCGGCTTTGCGCTTTCGCCTGTGCTGCGCCATCAGACCAGGCCGAACTTCTTGGCGAAGCGGTAGAGGACGGTCACAAGCTGCTCGCGCGTCATCATGTCCTCCCACATACCGTTGAACTCGCCGGAGCTGCTGCCCTGAACGATGCCGTTCTCAACGGCCCACTTGCGCGCTTCCTCCGAGTAGGCGGAAGCGTCATTGTCCTGAAGCTCCTTGCGCATCTCGTGCCAGAGCTCCTTGAACTTTGCGACATCCATATCTTCATCCTCCGTTTCTCCGGCTGCACCCAGCCGGGCATTGACGTCTGCCGCGATCTGGCCGTGATGCTCATACAGCCAGTTGCCGGGGCAGGACTTGTTGGCGAACCACCGATGCACGGTCATGTTCTGTTTATCGACCTGTCCGATCAGCGACTTATCCCCGCGCCAGAGCAGGCGCTTGATGCCGTTGCGCTGGCAGATATCCACCAGCAGGTCAATGAGGGACTTATAGGCCGCGTCCGTGATGGGCCACGGCTCGCCGATGGCGCAGTTGGCCACTTCAATGGTCACAGCGCGGTTATCATTGCTGCCACTGGACGTACACCAGCTCCGATTGGCTTCATCGACATAAAGGCCGATGCGCCCGTCGCTGCCGATACCGTAGTTGCTGCTGGCTTTCCGCGCCGAACTGGCGAACAGCTCGCCGCAGCTCTCCACGCTCAGGTTACCGGCCATGCAATGAATGCTGATTGTGTCAATCACATGATTGCGCTTGCCGGAATGGTTCGGGCTGAGCTTGGTATAATTTACGAGGGGGCTGTTACTCATAGCGCGCCCTCCCGTCAGGGCGTGGTGCCGACGGCAGGCTCCACAACTTCGCCGATCGTGAGCAACCCCTTATTGAGCTCAAACACGGCGGCTTCGATCAGTGCGTCGAGTTTGCTTTCATCGACGGTGACGCCGTGCTTGCGCAGCCAGTCGATGACGTAGGCTTTCTTCTCCTCGCCACGGCCGCTGCCGGCATAGATCTGTTCGGCAGCGGTGACGGCAATGCGCACCCAGGCATTGATCTGCTGCTGCTGGTTGGTGGTGGTGCGGCTCTTGATGTACGGCACGACAAATGCCGTAATGATCGCAGCAATGAGAGCTGCGACGGCTTCAACGATGGTGGTGATGTCGAACTGCATAAAATGTCCTCCTTAGTCCCAAAGGGCGTGAACGCCCTGTTTTGACAGAAAGTCTTTCTGTTCGTGTTTGACCTTGGCCGCATAGTCCAAGGCCGCGTGCATATCGCCGTTGCAATGGGCGTCGGGGATGCGCTGCACCGCTTTTGCGGTCGCTTCGCCCAGTGCAATGGCAGCGGAGCTGGACTGGATCACCAGCAGGAGCATCGCTTCGCGCGCGTTCTCCCGGTCCTCCACATCCTTCTCCTGTTTGGAGATGCGCCGCTCCAGCTTCCAGACGACAATCCCCATGATTGCCGAAGGAATGCCCATCGCGGCGATAAAGGCCAAAACAAGCTGGCCGACATCAAGCGTGATGCTTCCCATCGGGCCTTCCTCCTTTTTCGAGTACCCCCGCCTTTGCTTCGCAGATCGGGCAGACCTGCCGTCCCTCCGGCACGGGAGCACCGCAGCATACACAGTAATCTTCCATAATTGCCTTTCCAACGAAAAAGCAGTACCGCCGAAACGGTACTGCTTTCGTTTTGATTTACTCGCTCAGGTTGTCGGGAACTTCGTCGGCACCGAGAATCGCGGAATATGCACCCTGCGATTCCTGCACCGCCCGCCGTTCCTCTGCGGTCAAACAGTCGGCCTCCTCCAGCGCGAAAGCCAGTTTGCGGATAAGCTGTGACTGCTGCTCGACCAGTTTGCATAGTGCTTCGATAATTTGCAGGTTGGACAATCCACCGCCCCCTCTCGGCGTAGATTATACCAAAGAGGGAGCGGCGGAGTGCCGCAGCGGAAGAATATAACGCTATGCGTTATTCCTCAGTGACGAGTTCTTCCATGCCGCTGTCGATCAGGATTTCCTTGACCTTGGCCTTGAGCAGACGGGGAACCTGTGCATAGGTCTTCTTGCCCAGCATGATCTGCTGCGCCCAGAGCATAGCCATCATATCAGCACCTCCTTCTTTTGAGAATAAAATAAGCGCACAGGCTTGGAGCCTGTACGCATATTTTCGGATCATATCACGCATAGACGGTCTCCGACATTTCCAGCACGCATTCCATGAGCATCGTATTGGTTTCCTCAAGCTCGGCCACCTTTGCGGTGAGCTGCGCGCGCGTCAGCACCTCAGTGTCGGGGTCGTCCGGCGGAGCGGGATTTTCGTCCTCGGGGTCAGAGTCTTTGAGCTGCTCATACTCTGCGACACCGATGATGTAAGCAGTGTGCGTCAAGCCGGGTATCGGTTCTTTCCCTTCGAGCAGGTACGCCACCGCATTATTGGCAGAAAGAATGCCCTGCGCGTGGAGCGCGGGGCATTGGAGAAGCAGTTTGTTTCTGCTTTGATATTTGACATAGACCGGGGTTTCGATTGCTTCCACGGACGAGAGCTTTCCGTCCGCGTCAAGCACTTTCAGGTAAATCATAATAGAAGTCCTCCGTAAACACGAACAGCTCATCGTATAGCTGCCCCATGGATTGTAGCGTGTGCCAGGCATCGAAGCGTTCCGCATGGCTGCGCCAGCTCTGCCACGATATCCAGACATCCTCGCGGGTGATCTCGCCCGCGTCCAGCTTCCGGCGCAGCTTTTTCAGTTTGCGCCGCATTTTGGTGATGCCCTTGTGGGGCATCTTCTTGACGATCTTGCCGGTCGGCGTCAGGAACACACGGATTTGCAGCCATGTGAAGCCGTGAGCCAGTTTCACGATCTGCGTCTTTTTCGGATTCAGGGTGATTTCCAGTTTGTCGCAGACCTCCTGAACCAGCGAAAGGCACCGCTGTAAATACGCCTTGGATTCATGGATCAGATATCCGTCGTCCATATAACGCGCGCTGGCGTGGATGCGCAGCAGCTCCTTGATGGCATGGTCCAGCTCGTTGGCGCTCGCCAGCGCGAGCACCTGACTGATCTGGCTGCCGAGGCCGAGGCCGATCGGGCCAAACATCCGGACGAAGTGACCGATGATGCGGATTAGCCGCCGGTCGGTGAAGTTCTTCCGGATGATGCGCTCAATGACCGCGTGGGAAACGCGGTCAAAGAACTTGGAGAAGTCGAACAGGAGGATATACCCCTCCTGCCCATGCTTGCGGTAATGCTCATGGAGATGCTGCCCCAGGCGCCGGACGGCGAAGGAATAGCCCTTGTCCGTCATGCTGGCTCCGTTGTCGTGGATGAAGGTGCGGTGAAGCATCGGCACGAGCGCGTTGTCGCATAGGCAGCGCTGCACGACGCGCTCGCCGATGATGGTGCTGCGGATGTGGCGCTTTTTCCCGCGCTCGACCAAGTCGAACTCGAAAAAGCCGGGGCTTTTGTACGTTCCCGCCATCAGTCGCCTGTATGTCTGATAGACATTCAGCGGAGCCGTGGCAATGTACTTTTGCACGCTGGCTTTCCACGCCACATTCTGCCTGCACTTTCGGTACGCCTGATAAAGATGCGCGAAAGAAAATACCGCGTCGTAGTCATCGTACTGCGCGCAGTTTCGCGCTTTCTTTTCTGCACGGAGGGCCACCCGGCGTTGGTAGCGGCCCTCCCTCCGTTCTGCACTGGTCATAAAAATCTCTCCTCCACCCCGTACCGCTGTCGGCAGGTTGCAGTAGCGGCGTAGCGTCACCGGGCATGAAACGCGGAATGACCTGCAATCCGCGCCATGCAAGAAGCGTCCGCCCGGACGCATCAGGGCGTATATTTACCTTTCGGACGGTCATGCGCTCCTTATCTCCTTCGATGTCTGCTTTCGCCTAGAAGGTTACTCGGTCTGCACGGAGAGGAGCCCCACACGAGGGAATTGCTGTTGCTCGCGTTGTTGCTGTTCACGTTGCCGTTGCTGTTCACATTGCGCCAGTTCGTAACGGAGGTGGGATCAGGAGAACCCAGCCACCAGTTCACAGCAGAACCCCAACGATCTCATTCAGCGCGTGACCTATGGCAAATCCTTATAGCGGGATTTGTCGCTTTTCAGCAGTGCCTTGACGAGCTTCATTTCGGTATCGACCAGCTCCATCCAGTGCTCCATGATGTTGGCGTCAAACCGGAACAGCTCGTAGGCGACTTCCACCTGAGAGATCAGATTCTGAAGTTCAGCCAGCGCTTGCAGGAAATAGTCCCTTCGGAGCTGCACTTCATGCTGATTGGCGGGATAAATGCTGTTGCCGCGCTTCACATCCTCATAGATCCGTGTGGCAACCGCCGCAAGCGGCTGGCTGACATAGAAGGTGTACCGCTTGGGGAAGCCGACACACTTCTGGACCGTGTAGATTTGCAGCTCGCGCGCCGTGTGCAGAAATTGCACCTCCGACACCGAACGAGCGCTGCGGATAACAGACATATACCCCACCCCTTTCAGGCCGTGCTATTGTAGCACCGCCGGACCTGCCGAAAGGAAAAAGGGGAGATTATAACGGAATACGTTATTTTTGAAAAATAAAAATCGCGCGGCCGCTTACGCGGCATAGTGTTTACCCGCGCACAGCGCGGGGTGCTCCATCTGCGCCCCACGAAGGGGGCGCAGATAGTGAGAGCATGGATTAAAAATTTAAGCCCCACACGAGGGAATTGCTGCCGCTCGCGCTGCTGCTGTACACGCTGCCGATGCTGCTCACATAGCGCCAGACCGTAACGGAGGTGGGATCAGGAGAACCCAGCCACCAGTACACAGCAGAACCATCGCCGTTGAAGGTCTTGCGGATACGGCTGTTGTTGTCGGTGAAGCAGGAGAAAGTGATGTTGTCCGCATCCGGATCGACCTCGTTCTTGTACGGAACGGCCGTAGCGCCGTCCGCCTGAACTTCCGCATACACGGGAATCGTCAGGTGACAATTCGTCGTCACGATCTCCGGCGACATATCGCCCACGGACGACCTGCGCTGTACGAGCTTTGCGAGGGACTGCCAGTGCAGCGGCAGATTCGGGAATACGACCGTCTCCAGATAGGTGTTGATGTCGGATTGCGGATAGCCGCCGGTGTTGATGTTGGTGGTGTGGTGCTTATAGGGAGCGGTCATCGCGCCGATCATCAGGAAGAACGCCTTTGCCATGCCGCTGCCGTCCGCCAGCTTGAAATGGTTGACGGCCGTGAAGCCGAGGATGATAGACGTATCGGCAAACGCCTTAGTCGGCGTGACCATCTTGATCTTGTCGCCAATCTCGAACCACGAGCTTGCCTGTCCGGAGTTGATGATGCCCACAAGCTCGCCCAGCGTGTAGGCGCTGTCGTCGTTGGGGTCATCGGAATACAGGTAGTCGTAATCCGTAGCCTTGGCTGCCGGAATGCTGGCCGATTCAAACTGCGCGTAGGTGTTGATATCCGCCTGCACATTCGTGGTTGCAACGCTCCATCCGGTGAAGATGTCGTTGTCGGAGATGTAGGGGATGTCGCCGGTGTACTCGCCGTTGTCGTAGACCTCCACGGTCGAGGTCTGGAGCAGCGTCAGGCCATTCCACCACTTGACCGTATACATTCTCGCGGCTTCGGAATAGGTCGCCGTTACCTCCAAATCCTGCGTGATATAGGTGATCGCTTTGTCCCACGCCGCAAAGGTGAACACCTTGTCCACGGTGGGCGGCTTGGTGGGCGTGGTAATAAGCCCCTCGGTCACAGGATTCTTCGCGTCGCCGTACTGGCGGACGCGCTGGGTGTTCAGCACCGTGCCGTCGTAGTTCTTGAACGTGACGGTGAAGGTGCTCAGCAGCGTGTTATAGGTGACGGTCAGCTCAGGGAACGCCGCATTGATCGTGTCCAGCTCGTCCTGCGAGAGCATATAGACATAGCACGCGCCAGTCAGCACAAACTGCGTGATATTGTCGCCGTTGGCGTCAAGACCTGCGAGCGATGCCAGCCGGAGCAGCAGATCGGCGTTGTTGAGGGACCAGTTGACGCCCAGCACACGGCCGCGGGTGAGGCCGGTCGCGGCCATCAGCATGGATTGCGTATCGACCGCGGCGGAGCAGCCCTCAATCCACACGGACTGGAGTGCATTGCCGACGGAGAAGGTTTCCACGTTGGCAAGGTCGCGGGCAACCAGAGTGCGGATGCTGCCGAGCTTGGCAATCTTCACCGGCGAATTGCGGGCAAAGGTCACGCCGGTCACGCCAGAACCTTCCGTATACAGCTCCTTGAGCGCGGTCAGCGCAGACAGGTCAAGCGCCTGTGTGAGCTGCGGCGTGCCGCGCAGGTCGATCTTCTCCATCATCAGGTTCTGGCCGAACGAGATAGAGGTCATGGAGCCGTTGGCATAGCCGACCTCGCCGCTGCCCCCGATGAACTGTTTCAGCCGCGTGGCCGACGCCAGCTCTGCGAGCTTGGAATACAGCGCGGCCAGTGAGCCGATAGAGGACAGGCGGGACGCGGAATAGATGTAGGTTTCAAGGTCGTTGAGCGATGCGCCCTCCGGCAGCGTCACGTCGTAGGACTGCCCGGCCTTTGCGCGAATCCGCTGCGTGCCGGCATTGCCGTACTTGACCGTGATGTAGACGTCGGAGAACGGGACAATATCGGAAATATCGCCGCTCGGCTCCACGCCCGCCCACTCGTCCGGCGCGTTGGTACGCAGAGAGATACGGTCGGCGGTGGATACGCTGCCGCCGTACTTGGATGCGATATACGCCTCCTGGTCAGCCTCGAACTGGCGGAGCTGATCTTCCTTCGTGCCGTAGGCGATGCTCAGGAAGCGCGTCTCGCCCTTGTTGATGTACGGGGAAAGATATTTGCCCCATGTGTCCTCAGCCATCAGCGCTTCGGGGCGCGCGCTCTGATGCGCTTTCCACTTCGCGCAGATGCGGTCGGCGCTCCATGCACCGGCGGATTCGCGGTCCTTATACATCGCCACCAGCTGCGGGGACAGCAGGTCGCGGACGTTGCACCACAGTACAGAATCCGAAGCGTTAAACACCTTGGCCGCGCCGATAGAATCCACGTCCTCAAGACCATAGGTGAAGGTCATGCCGCCGGAGTTGTCGTTGCCGCTGAACGTATCGTTGTCGTAGTCGCAGCGGAATGTCCAGCGGTACCCCTCCACGTCGTTGAAATACTCATAGCTGACGAAGCAGTTTTTCGCGCGGTTATCCACCAGCAGATGCCGCTCGGTGAACAGGTAGTGATATTCGAGGTCGCCCTCGTGGAAGTAGTTGTAGACCTCGGCCTTGAACTTGGCCGCGCGGTAGGCCACCGTGTCGGCGGCATACGCCACGCCGTCATAGGTCACAGGCTGCTCCAGCGTCGTACCGGTCGCGGCCGTGCGGTCGGTGGACACGACCCACGAAAGCAGCTGCTGCCAGCGGGACTTCATGGCATCGGTGGGATTCTTGGGGAAACGGAACTCGAAGTTGCCGCCGTCCCACGTCTCGCCGGTCAGGTCGTCGGATTTGAACAGACACTGCGGATTGTTGTTGTTCATGATCTCGATGCAACACTGCTCGGAATAAACGCTGTTGTCCTGCCCGAACACGGCAAGGTTTTTCTTGCTGTTGTTCAGGTCGCCCACGCCGTACATGATCGTCTCGCCGGGCTGCACCGTGCGCGCGCCGACAGAGATTGCGGCCGTGGCATTGTTCGTGAAGAACACTGCACAGGGATGCCCCTCCACCGTGTCGCGCACCTTGGGGTTTGCTTCGCGGGCGGCACAGGGATTCGGCTGGAAGGTGTTGTACTCATCCACCGCACAGACATTGTTCGCGTTCTCGCTCGATGCCACGTTCAGCTTGACGTTGAGATAGTCCACGGGGATGCTGTTCTCCGTCATGGCATAGCCGGAAATGAACTCGCCGTTGCCGTTTGTCCACGTCGCCTTGGAAAAGTCGAGGTCGAGGTTGAGCGCGGCCAGCAGGTATTCCAGCGAGGACGTACCCTGTGCCTTCATCGTCACGCCCAAACCGGTGAACTGCCGCGCTGCGCCGCCGTTGCCGTAGAGCAGCTCTACAGAGCAGCTCACGTTGTCCGATTTGGAGGTCGTCATGCGGTCGGCGACGATGTGGATCACGCGCAGCTCCGGCGACACGGCGGAGAGCTTCTGCCGGTTGATGGTACCGTCCGTGTTGTAGATGTTATTGCGCTCATAGCGGTCTACCATTTCCGTGGGATTGGCGCAGTCCGCGATGAAGTTGTCCAGGATCTCATAGCGCGTCAGGGAGCTGTCATAGAGCTTGAAGCGGTAGAGCCACACATCGCAGTCCGCCGAGCCGATGGTCAGCATCGCGGGCGTCGCCTGTGTCCAGTTGTCGGTGCTGCCGTATGCGGTCACGCGGGACGGGATGCCCTCCAGCCAGATCATAGCGAAGCGGTTTTCGTTGGACGATTCGATGTTGACGTCCATCTCAATCTTCTTGTCCTCGCAGTACAGCGCCGTGATCGACTGCGCTTCCGAGGAAAGTGTGACCTGATGGGCCTGCATGGAAAGGCCGATGCTGCCGGATTTGCAGCTGGCAATCTCGGCGGTGCCGCTGCGGCACTCCTTGACGGCGAAGATCATCTTGATCTCCTTGCCGTTCGTTTTGGCGTCGTCTGCAAACAGCGAGCGGTCGCAGGTAATCGACGTGCCGCGCTTGATGACGAACGCGGTGACGCCCTCATCATCGACCTTGAAGCCGCCGTTCACCCAGTCAAAGTTGCTGCTGAAGGTGAAGGGGTGATTCGTGCCGCTGCCGTCCGAGTAGCCAAAGCTCGTGCGGTTTGCCTCGGCGTTGGTGTGGCCGCTGGGGTCAACGCTCATAGAGAGCGAGCGCGTGACCGGCGAAATGTCATAGTCCAGCGCCGTGGCCGTGCAGGTGCAGGTGGCGTAGGCCGTGCCGCAGACCACGCGGAGCGTCTGCGTGCCGGTCGAGGTCGGGCGGTAGCCCCACGTCTGGGGTGTGCGATCCACCGTCAGGGATGCGGAAATGTCCGTCCCGACGACGGAGCGCACGACGGTCGCGGATTCGCTGGCGGGGTCATAGGCGATCCACTTAACCTCCGCCGTGCCGTACACCGGCACCGACACCGACGTTTGCAGGAACGCCACGATAGGCGTCTCGCTTTCGGAATCGACCCACACGCCGACGTGGGTCAGCGTTTCCGTGGTGACGGTCTGGCCGTCAAGGTCAACCTCCATCCACGCGGTCAGGCGGTGTGCGCCGTGCGTCTGCGCGGCCACGGTAACGGCTACGGCGCGGCCGGTGGTCGATACGGTCTGCGTGCTGATGACGGTATCATCCAGCTTGACCTTTACGACCTTTTCGCCCGTGCCGGTCGGCACAAGGCGCAGCGTCAGGGATTCGCCGTTGTAGATGCCGAAGTCAGAGAGGTTCCACGTCAGCCCGTAGGCCGCGACCGTGATCGTCCATGTCATCGACTTGGAATTGCCGTAGGTGTCCGTTGCAACAAGCCGCACGGTGTTGTATGCACCGCTGACGAGGTGTTTCTTCACGTCATAGGTATTGTCGCCCTGCGCCACCGTACCGGCGTATACGCGACTGCTGCCGACGTACCATTCCACGGAGATATTGCCGGTGGCTTCCTCCGTCTCCGTGTCCACGCTGGTCACGTTGTAGGCGATCTCCACGGTGGGCGCGGTGTCCATGACCGTGAACGTGCGCGATTCCATCTTATTGCTCAGGCGCATGGTGCTGCCGAAGTCGCCGCTGCCGCTGCCGCCCTGAATCGTGACCGGCGCGCCAACGGGGACGCTGCCGCACATGAGCTGGAGCTTGCTGTCGGTATAGCTCAGGCCGTTCACGCCGAACTTATCGAACAGCACGTGCGCCGGCATACGCCGCAGAGAAACGAGGTCGTCCTCCGTCTGCGTGATCAGCACGTGGAGGTCGTCCGCGGCGATCTCGGAAATTTTCTTGGTTGTGATTTTGGTAGCCATACGCTAAACCTCCTCTGGGCCTTCCAGTTTGCGCAGGTAAGCCCATTCTTCCGGGGTGATGATCTCCAGCGCCCATTCCTCCGGCACATAGATCTTCTGACGCTTCGGCTGGCCGGTCGCGCGGAAGCCCTTGTTCCAGTAGTAGGCATTTGCCAGGGCGCGGGCCTTGTGCATGACGCAGATATAGGTCGCCCGCTTGTCCGGTGTGCCGAACAGCTGATAGTTCAGCGCCGTACACCACGAGCATCCTTCGGCGATGGGGCAGTTGAAACATTCGTCCGTGGACTGACTGCGGCGCGTGATGGAGCGCAGACAATTCACGCAATCGCACTGCTGCTCCGTGACCATCACGCCGTCGTACACGTTGCCGATCTTCACCGGCGGCTGGTCGTCGCCGAGGGACGATTCCATGTAGCGGATGCAGGGGTAGATGTCGCCCTTCCAGTCGCAGGCGATCATTTCGCCGTTGCCGCCGCACCAGTTCTGCACGTCGTTTGCATCCTTGGGGCGGAAAAAAGCCTGCTCGAAGATGCTCAAATACACATCCTCGAACAAGCCGTTGTCGATGATATAATCCGCTGCCTTTTTCAGCTCCGCATACAGGATTTTCGCATGTTCGACCGTCCATCCTTCCTCGTAGACACAGTTCAGGAAGATTTCCCGATACCCGCTCTCGATCAGCCCGCGGATGGCTTTGCAGGTGTACCGGATGTTGCCGGGGGCAAGGGTCATCTTGCTGCCCATCGCGCCGCCCAGCACATCCACGAAATGCCGCACGCCCTTGATGGCAAGGTCATAGCTGCCGCTGCCGTCAGGGAATACGCGGCAACTGTCGTGCAGTTCCTTGCAGCCGTCCACGGAAATGCTGAACGAAAGATTGCGCCAGTGCCGGCGCATATAGTCCTGCCAGCGCGGGTCGAAGTACAGCACGCCGTTGGAGCAGATAGACAACCGGTAGCGCGTCGCCCACGGGTGATTCCGCCGGAACATTTCGGACAGGAAATAGTCCGTGATCTGATTGACCAAATCAATTTCCAACAGAGGTTCCCCGCCGATGAATTCGATGACCACCCCCGATGTGTTTTCGGGATTGAGGTACAGGTTGGATTCTTCGTCCGCATCCAGCAGCATATCGACAAAGCGCCTGGCGACGTCAAAGCTCATGCGGTGTGCGGCCTTGTTGATCTGATAGCAGTAGGTGCAGCGGAGATTGCAGGCGTCCGTCACCTGAAAGGTCACGACGCGCGTCCGGGCTTTCCCGCCCGCCTCCGGAAAGAGACGGGCGAGATAGTCCTGAAACTGTTCCGTGCGCTTAGCCACGGGCCGCACCCGCCGCTTCGTCCACGGTGATCGTCAGCTCGCGGGTGGCGTAGTCCAGCGACCACTTCACACTGCCGGGGACATCCGCGACGTACTGCTTTTCGATCTCCTTCTTCGCCGTCTCAAACATGGCATTATAGCGCACAAGCTCCGCCTGGTACTTGGCGAAGGCATCCGTGCTGATGTCCATGTTCATGGACAGCATTTCGGCGATGACGGTCTTGCGCGCTTCCAGCTCATAGGAATAGCGCTCCACATTGGCGACAACTTCCGCGTCAAGGGTCTTGGTAATGGTTTTCATAAGCAATCTCCTTTTCAGATCAGGTCTTTGATGTAGCAGTGCCGAAGCACTGGGTCGAACAGGTACCGAAGCAATTTGCATTGCAATTCTGGCTGCACACGCTGCCGCAGCTTCCGGCGCATCCCGTGCAGCTCGTATAGCATCCGCCGTTGCACGATTGGCCGCAGCCGGAACAGCCGGAGCAGCCGGAGGAGCAGGCGGAGTAGCAGCTGCTCGTGCAGTTGCCGCCGCAGGAAGTGCAGGCTCCCGCGCATCCGCCGGAACAGGCGGAGACGCACGCGCCGGAGCAGGACGAGCTACAGGCGCCGCCACATCCGCCGCAGCTTCCGCTGCACCCGCCGGAGCACCCACCGGAGCAGCTTCGGCTGCATCCGCTGGAACAGCTGCCGGAGCAGGAGCCAGAGCAGCCGGAGCATCCGGAGCACGCGCCGCCGCAGGAGCCGGAGCAGCCTGCGCCGCACTCGTTGGAGCATCCCGCGTTGCATTCATGTGTGCAGCCGTTGGAGCAGCCGGAGCAGGAATAGCAATAGCCGCTGCACGAGCCCATGCACGCGCCACCGCACCGGCTGCTGCACCCGTCGCATCCGGACGAGCATCCAGACGAACAACCGGAGCATCCGGAGGAACAGCCGCTTCCGCAGTTTGCATAGCAGTCGCTATCGCAGTCGCGCGCACAGGAATCCTGACAGCTTGCGCTGCACCCTGAGCAGGTCGAAGCGCAGGACCGCCCGCAGGAGGTAGTGCAGCTCGACCAGCAGCCGCCGACGCACGCGGAGCCGCACGATCCGCCGCAGGTAGAGCCGCAGCCGGACGAACAGCCGGAGCAGCCCGTGCAGCTGTTGCCGCAGGACGCATTGCACGTCCCGTAGCATCCGGAAGAACAGCCGCTGCAACCGGCGCTGCCGGACGCAGACGCCGAGCAGGTGTCAACGCACAGCCCCGTGCAGGCGCCGCGGCACGAGCTGCTGTTGCCGTTCATTGGCTCCTGCGCGAGCGTGTTGACGTAGGTGATCAGGCTCGCTGTAAAGCTCTCCGGCACAGTCTCGCCCTGCTGCGTGTTCACAAGGTCGCCGTAATCCTTGATTTTGAGCAGCAGGTCGATGGTCTTACGCCCGGCATCGGCTTTCACCACGCCGCCGCTGACCGGCGTTGCCGCAAGGTCGTAGGCATCGCTGCCATAGGCGTCAAGCCCGCCGACCGGCGCATTGCGGCGGAGCATTTCCGCCTTGATCGCGGCCTTGAGCTGCAACAGCTCTGCCGCTGTCATCATTCCGTAGGCCATGCCATCACCCCCAGACCGGCAGCACGGTTTTCCACGTTTTTGCCGTTTTGTCGTAGTAGCGCATGACCTGCTTGCTGTCGATCCACAGCAGAGAAGTGTCGGAGGGCTGCGTGGCCGAAATGATGAAGCCGCCGCGCAGCTGCTCAGTAGGCACTTTTCCGTCCTCTGCCAGCGTTGCAACGCCCTTTGCCGTGCCTTTCTGCTTCATGGGGATATAAGTACCGAAGCGGAACAGAAGCACCCAATTCTCGCCGTCGTAGACGAAAATGCAGTAATCGCCCGCCTCCCAGTAATCCTCGGTCAGCAGCGTGGTCTTGCCCTTGGACACGATTTTCTTCTCGTCGGCGTCGCCGACCTTCAGCGTGGGGTTGGCCGCGGTGTTCGCGTTGTCAAAGGTGATGACGCACAGATCGCCGACCTCGATAGAATCGTAGTCCTCCGATGCCGCGATCTTCGCGCTGTCGCTCGCGGCGCTGTCACAGCTGCCGTAGAATCCGCCTCCGCCGCCGCCCGCGTCGAAGTCCACGCCGGGGATAGCTTCGCGGATCGTCCCGTCCTCCTCACGGTAGAGCAGGCCGGTCGCCGTGATCTTATCCTGTTTATCGCTGATAAGGTCCTGCACAGTCTCCAGCGTGACCGATGCGCCGCCGTCAATCTCAATCGTCAGCGTCCCCGTGTTGTTCACGGCGATGGTCGCAAAGAAATTGTAGATGAACGACTGCGACGTGCTTGCCGCGGGGATGGAGATGCCGACGTTATCCTGGAATACAGCGAGCAGCGCTTCCGTGCCGCTGCCGACCTTGGCAAAGACGCCGATCTGCTGGAGCGTATAGGCGTCCGTCGCTGCTTCCAGCTGGAGCTTCACCGTGACGCCGTTTTCGTCCTGCGACATCCCGACAATGCTCATGGACTGCTTCTGTTCCTTGAGTGCCGTCAGCGCATAAAGGTCAGCGTCGGCCACTGTGCCGGAACCGGCGGCAGCGCGCGTGATGCGCAGCTCCGTGCCGGTGATCCAGCTCGCCAGCAGGTTAGAACCGGCATCCGTGATCGTTGCTACTTCCCACATATTTTCACCTTCCTTTATCCGTCAGTCAGAATGTCATTGAGTTCGTCAGTGAGGAAATCGTTCAGCTCGTCAAGCAGCTGGTCGCCCGCAGAGCTACCGGCGGCCGTACCGGCATTGACGATATGCGTACCCCACTGCGCCGCCATCGGGTAGACCGTCAGGCTGCTGGTGCTGCCGGAATACTCCACGCTGTCCAGCACTGAGCGCAGGTTTTTATAAAACGTCACGAGGGAAAGCACGGTCGCGTGCTTGCTCGCGTCCAGCGTGGATGCGTCCACGGGAATCAGCAGGCGGAAGTGATACGGCTCGCCGCCGTAGGCCCACCATTCCTCAACCTTGGAATTGGGATAGATGGCCGAGAGCGCCGCCATAACGGCGGCGGGCGTCCCCATGTGCTTGTGGACGTACCACGATTGCCGCAGCGTGTTCCGCTTTTCCTGCAAGCTGTAGGAATAATCCCACCAGTCCACCTTGAAGTCCCACGCCAGCGTGTCCAGCAGCGTTTCGTTCAGCTCGTCGATGCGCGGGAATATCCGCGGCTCGTCGGTGTCGGCGATGCACGGCACGAGCTGTCCGGCAATCGCTTCCGCCAGCGCACGCATATTGTCGTCCTGCTGTAAAACATCCGGCAGCGCACGGAGGAGGTTTTCGGCCGTGATGCCGTTACTCATCCTCGTACCCTCCGTTCGTGATCTTCACCGTGCCGCAGGACGCGATCTCCGGCGCGGTACCGTCCCCGCCGTCAGAGAGCTTGGTGAACACCGGCGCGGTGATGACAACGCGCTTGATGCCGGTCTGCATCAGCAGCGAAATGAGCTTGGACGGATTGATGTCGCGGCCGAGCCGTGCGCTCTGCCATGCCTTGAACTCGTCCACCGCCTTTTCAACGGCGGTCTGGATCTCCGTCGCCGGTGTCTCTGTTCCCGTTTGGATGTAGTAGGTCAGGTCGATGTTGTAGTTGGCCGTGCCGGGGTCCTGCACCTGCACATAGTCCGTCAGGGGGCGCACCGTGTCGTCGCTGCACGCTGTCAGAATCAGTTCCTTGATGGTCGGCGTCGCAATCGAGCCGTCCTTCATCAGCGCGAAGATATGCACATGACCGGCCTTTTCCGCTACGGCTTCCAGCACCAGCGATTCCGCATCGGCCAGCGCGCCGCCCTCCTCGGCGGTGATGGTCAGCAGATTGTCGGTGTAGCTGAGCGTGTAGTCCGTACCCTCCACCATTGCCGTTTCGCTGTCCGCCGCCGCGTAGACCTTCACGGTGGCCTTTTTGATGTGCTCGCCGCCGTAAAACGCATGGCCCGCGTAGAGCGTCAGCGTCTTGGTGATCTTCTCGGTAGGGCGGATGGCTTTCACGTCTGCAATGTTGGTGGACACGGACTTGGCCCAATATTCATAGGCCCCCATCGGCCCTGCAACAGAATAGGCGTCTTCCGACGCCCGCAGCAGCGCATAATACTCTGCGTCGGTGGCGGCTTCTGCGCCGCCGTCCGTCGCCGTGGTATTGGCGCAGGAATCGTAGTAGCGGACATCGGAGATGTCCACCAGCGTATTGATCTGTCCGGCCACATAGCCGTTTCCGACCGCACCGGCCGTCTCACAGACAAGGGTGATCTCCGCACTGGTTTCGCCCGCAGCCACATACACGTCCTCGGTGTTGTCCCACAGGAGCGTGTAGTTTTTATCCGTGAAGCGCGCACCTTTGGGAATCAGGATCGCCGAGCTCTGCGCTTTGGAGATATTCACCTGCATCTTGCAGGTGGCGGGCGTCGCGCCGGGGCGCGTGCTGTCGTAGAACAGCTCGCCCAGCGCGTCAAGGTTCGCCCCGCTGGCGCGGGACGGCAGGTTTTGGTTGGCTGCGTAGTTGACCATCGTGCGGAGCTGGACGATGACATCCGCCACCCACAGGATGAACAGCCGTTCAGGGCTGGCAGGCTGCACCGTCACGCCGGTGATGGCCTCATATGCCGCAACCATTTCCGACACCAGCGGGGATGTGTCCGTCGATACGAACTTGTAGTCACTGGCCATCGATTTCCACCTCCACAACAGGAATCAGTTTGCCGGGTGTGCTCTCGTCGATCTGAAACTCCACGCTCACCAGCTCGGCGCGGGGCTCCCAGCGGGCGATAGCGTCCTTGATCTCCACGATCATCAGCGCCTGCGCAACCGGCATCGGTTTATCGACAAAGGCCATGTCCACGCCGAACTCCCGATAGAGCGGCACGGAAAGCTTCTTCGTCGATAGGATGATCTTGATATTTTGCAGAACGGAGCGCACGGTGTCGCTCTCGTTCAGCGTGATTTTGTCCGCGTCTGCGGGCGTTACGATATAGCTCATGCCGTCACCTCACCATGTTAGGTATTCCAGCAGGCTGAGCGATACGGTCACTTGCTGCAAATCACCGTTGCGCCGGAAATATTTCACCTTGGCGCTGTGGCTTTCGATGACCCACTTATGCTTGCCGTAGGCGTGGGTACCCAGCACCAGCGACAGCGGCGTGTGATTCCGCTCATACTTCCAAATCTTCACCAGCTCTGTCATCGGGTCGATGCCGAGCGTGGCGGACAGGTAGATGTCGAAGCTCAGCTTATCCGCACCAAGGCCGGTGAACTCCGTGAGCGCATGGGTGTTGTGCCGCTGGTGCGTCGTGTAGCGCGCCGAGCCTGACCACTTCATATTGCTCACGGTTTCGACCGTCTCGCTCGATACGTTGAAAACAATGTCCCCAAGAACGCCTACCATAGCCATCAGATCGCCCCCAATACATAGCCGTCGCCGTTGAATGTCGGAATATACAGGCACAGCACCGTATCGTTGACGCTCGGCATCCACGGCTTGATGATCAGGTCGTGTTTATGGCTTGCGTAGGCTGCATCGCCGCTGCCGCCCGATTCGTACTCCGTGCGGGATTCCTCACGGGACGGGATGAACGGCGGCGATTTCAGCACCGGCAGCCACGCAGAGGTCAGCCCCTTATCGTCGAAGCGCACGCGGGCCAAGCGCCGGCCATCGTCCACGGCATATACCGTGCCGACACGCACGAGGTTTGCAAGAATATTGTCGTCCATCAATAGCCCTCCAAAACTCTGCGCAAGGATATCTGCGTCGTGTAGCCGCCTGAGCCGTCTACCGTGTGTTTTGCCTGCTTGATCATGTACTTGCCGTTCCACATTCCCCAGCCGCGCAGCATGACGGTGCGGCCTGCGGTCAGCGTGGGATTGCCCGGCAATGTAAAAGCTGCCGTCAGCTCAAACTTGTTGTGCTCACGCAGCTTTTTCTCAGCCAGTGCCTTGGCTTCGCCCGCGTTGGCGACGGCGGCGGTGATCTCAAGGCACTGGTTGTTGTCGTCATTGGATTTGTAGTCCTCCACATAGGCCGTGCCTTGCACGACCTCGCCGGAGGGCTTGGTGTAGCTCACGCGGCAGGAGGTATATTTCACTTCCGCCTCGCCGGTATTGAGCCGCCACTTGGTATAGCCGGTCGACCCGTAGGCGATGGTGAATACGGCGTCCTTCTTCTCGTAGTCCGCCTGGTCGAACAGCACAAGGATGTTGTTCGCCACTTTCAGGCTGAGCCCCGCATTGTGGCAGAGCGTCTGCAAAAAGGTGATGTCCGTCTGCGTGATCTGCTCCACGCGGTCATAGTACGGGTCATTGCCGGATTCATAGATGACCGCCATGCCGGCAGCTCCCGCCATTTCGCCCGCAATGCCGGAGAGGTAATAGCCCTCCCACGCCTTGCTTTTTTTCATCTGGCGGATGGTGCTGCTGTATGGCAGGCTGGTCGCCTTGATGGCAATGGTGTTCGGCGGGCCGGACGCCTGCACGCTGTCCAGCTCAAACTGGCCGCAGTTCAGCATCGTGTCCTTGCCGTCGCCGTTCCAGTTGCAGCGGAGGATCGCGGCCTGAATGCTCAGGCCCTTTACCTTGTCAACCGCTGCTCCGGTGCCGTCGCTGCCGGAGCTGCCGCCGCCCTCGGCCTTGAGGTATTCCGCGGCGACGTAGGCGGTCTTGCCATTGTAGCTGATTTTCGCCCAGCCACCGGAGATTTCCTGCACGCTGACCGCCGCCCCGTAGGCGAACGCGCCGTACTTGGAATAGCTCGTGCCGGGGCCGGAGCGGATGTTCAGCCCGCTCTTGGCCGTCACGGTGTAGCCGCTGCCGCCGGAGGCGGAGGACGCGCCCCCGCCCTCGATGGCAGCGTGAACAGAGACGTCCAGCCACTTGCGCAGCCATGTGCCGTCTCTGTCTTCAATTTTGATTTGCAGATCGTCCGTTTCGTCCTCCTCGTTGTCGGTGTACGACAGCGAGAGCAGATACGGGCGCAGCGATTTGGAGATGTCCACACCGGCGAAGTAGACCTCTGCCAGTGCGTGCCGCGCGGTGTCACGGTCACTCATCCGCGCACCTCCCTCCACGGCGGCTGCGTGTCATCGTCCGACGTCGTGTCTACGTCGGGGATGGTCAGCACCACGCCGGCGGGAAAGATGTACGTCTCGCGGTATGCCATATTGGCGCTCATAAGCGTGTCGGTGTAGGCACAGCTGCCGAGCTGGGCATATGCGATGCCGTCCCACATATCGCCCTGTACGGTGGTATAGGTTTTCATCGGTACACCCTCCTCCCGTTGTCCGCGTTCACTTCCTCGATGATCTCGCGCACCCGCTCAGCGAACTCGTCGCCGTAGGCCCGCAGCTGCTCCACGGTTTCAGGCGACGCATTCCCCTCGATCTGGAACGAGACGTTGATGACTGCGGCGGGCGCGCCGCCGGAGCCGCCCATATCGGCATACACGGCATCGCTCCCGTAGGACGCCAACGCCTGCAAAAGCTGTGGCGCAAAGGAAACCATCTGCATTTCGGCAGACAGACCGCCGCGCATGGCGGCGGTTTCCTCCGCGGTCATGACCTGCTCGCCGCCGTTGAAGTAAACCAGCTCCGGCCCGTGCTCGCCGACGAGGGCGAAGCCGGGCGCGGCGCTCTCCGTGCCGGATGCGTACTGCTGGAGATAGCCGCTCTGTCCGCCCTGTCCGGGCTTGATGACCTGCGGAGACAGCGCGCTGCGGGCATAGTTGGCGATCCGCGCATATGCCGCCTGCACCTGCGGCAGCATTTCGTTCGCGCCGTCGATAAAGCCCTGAATCGTGGCGCGGCCCGCTTCCGTGGATTCGGCGCTGAGATCCATCGTGGCAATGTCGTCCGCCAGTGCCTCGCCCAGCTCGTCCATTTCTGCGGAGAAGTTGGTTTTCAGCTCGGCGATGTTGTCCGCCACGGCGTTCTGCTCCGTCTGCAAAGCCTGCCAGTTCTTCACCATTGCGGCAAGGTCGGCATCGCTGGCCGCAGCCATACCGGCGACGGCATTCACGCTGTCCGCGCTGCCGTCGGCAAAGCTGGCGATCATGTCGCTCAGGCCCTCGATGTCACCGGTGCGCTCACGCAGAGAAGCGAGGTTTGTGTTGTACTCCTGCCAGTAGGCAATCTGGCCTTGCAGGTTGCTGTTGATGCTGGATGCAGAGGTTGCAACGACCTTCTCCGCCTCGTCCCAAAGCTCATACTGCCCGCTGACGCTTTCCAGCGCCGCGTCGTAAACTTCGGTATACGCCTTGGCCAGCTCCTCCATCCGCTCTTTCGTCTCGCCGATGGCAAGTGTCATGGCTTCGGTGCTGTCGGCAGCGCCGGAGGTCGCTTCGGCGTACTCCGTCAGCTCGTCAAGGTACTGCTGATATTCCGATACCGCACTGTCGTAGGTGGCCTGCGCGTCGGCAACGTCCGCCGTGTAGGCATCCAGTGCCTCCTTCGCGGCGTTGTATTCTTTCTGTTCGGCAGAAAGGCCGATAGAAAACCACGAAAGGCCGGAGGTATCGTATTTCGAAGCATTGTCGGTCAGCTCCTGGAATGCCGCTTCGGCCGCGTTGAAGCGCTCCTGCGCGGATGCCTGCTGCTCGGTCGCGTCCTGAAGCTTTTGCTGTGCGGTGTACTGCGCATTCAGGGCGTTTACCATGCCCTCCTGTGCAGCTTCATAGCGCTGGCTCGCGGCCTGCGCCTTAACCATCGCTTCAATCGCCGCGGTGACATTGGTGACGCCGCCGACCACATCATCATAGTTCAGCGCGAGGTCGGGAACGATCTCGTTCAGACCCGCGATGATGGCTTTCATTTCCTCCTGCGTAGCAGCCGTTTTATCGGTCTGCGACGCGAGGTCTTGCAGCCTGTGAACGAGGGCGAGCGTATTGGCCTCGTTGTTGCCGATCTCAAGATAGGCTTCCCGATAGCTGTCAAGCCCCTCGTTGAGACTGTCGATGGTGCCGCGGAACTCGTCCTGGTAGTCGCTGAGCGTCTGCCGGTTCGCTTCAAAGCTATCGTTCAGGTCGTCGATACGCCACGCGAGATAACGGGCTTCCTCCGAAGTCTCGCCGTAAACCTCGCAGGTTTCCTCATACTCGGCCCGCAGCTCCTGAAGCTGGAAATACTCCTGCCGGGATGCCTCGGTCATCTCCCGCACCTGTTTGGCTTCGCTGTCCGCAGCGCTCGTCAGGCCGACGATCACGGCAGTCAGCGCTGCCACACCGGCAACCACGCCCATAATGACATTCACGCCGGGGATAGATGCCGTAAACAGCTTCATCAGCGGGATAACGACCTTCGTGATCGCGGCATATGCCGACATTGCACTGACAGCTGCAAGGAGGACGCCAGCGAACGCCGCAACCGCCTTGACCAGCGCGGGGTGCTCCTGCACAACATTGTTGAACAGGTCAAAACACTTCGTCCCTACCCCGTAGAGCTTTTCCATGGCCGGTGTGAACTGCTCACCGACGCTGATTTTCAGACCGTCCCACGCGGACTTCATAATGGTGAGCTGACCGTTCATGTTGTCCAGCTTGATTTCGGCCATGCGCTGCGCCGCGCCGGTGCAGTTGTTGATGCTGGCCGTCAGGGATGCGTAGTCCTCGTCGGTGGCGTTCAGGATTGCCAGCAGACCGTTGTAGCCGCGCTGTCCGGCGAGAGCCATTGCGTTATTCACGCGCTCGGCTTCGGTCATCTGCTCGAAGTAGACGCGCAGCTCGTCGATGGTATCGCTGAACGACTTCATCGTGCCGTTGGCCTTGATTGCCGTGTAGTCGTACTCGCCGAACGCCGCGCCGGTCAGCGTGACGCCCTCCAGCAGACCGTTGAAGGTGTTCTTGAGTGCCGTACCGGCAACGCTGCCCTTGACGCCGCTGTTGGCCATTAGGCCTACAGCTACCGCCACGTCCTCCACGGAGTAGCCCAAAGCGCCGGCAATGGACGCGGCATTGGCGAAGGTTTCACCCATGATGGACACGTTGGTGTTGGAGTTGGTCGCCGCTGCTGCCAGCACGTCGGCAAAGCGCGCCGTGTCAGCCGCTGTGAGGCCGAATGCGGTGAGGTTATCGGTGACAATATCCGAAACCATCGCAAGGTCCTCGCCGCTCGCTGCGGCCAGTTGCAACACGCCGTCCATGCCCGAAAGCATCTCCTGCGCGTCCCAGCCCGCCATCGCCATGTAGCCCATCGCATCAGCGGATTCCTGCGCGGTGAACTTCGTGGTCGCGCCCAGCTCCTTGGCCTTGTCGCTCAGCAGCTGCATTTCCTCTGCGCTGGCGCCGGAGAGGGCTTCGACGTTGCTCATGCCCTCCTCGAAGTTGCCCGCGATTGTGACGCACTCCATGTAGGCGTCGGCGATCTCGTGCAGCGCCGCCGCGATGCCCGCCGCACTGATAGCGGATGCAACGGTGTCAAAGGCCATCGCGCCCGCGTTGCCGAAGTCCTCCTCCTGCTCTTTCAGCTCGCCGAGCTGCTCACTGAGCCGCTTGTTCTCCTCGGTGAGATTATCGGTGTCGATGCCGTTTTCCTTCATCGCAGCGGCCAGCCGCTCAAGCTTCTCGCGCTGCTGGTCGAGGGAGGCGGAGGTCTTGTCGATCTGCTGCTGCTTGGAAAGCAGCTTGTTTTCCAGCTCTGAGGAGTAACCTCCGGTTTCCTGCATCTCGCGCTGGATGTTGTCATACTGCTGCTGCAAAAGCTTCAGCTTTTCTTCGGTCTTGCCGATGGACTCCTGCTGCCGCTGGTATGCCTTGATGTCGGATTGCGATTTATTGAGCGCTTCGACCTGCTTCTGCAGTTCGGCGAGCTCCTTTTGGGCTTTCTGGAACGCACCGGAAAACGAGCCGCCAAGCTGAGAATTGAGCTTGAATAGCATCTCGTATTCTTTTCTGTTTGCCACAGTCAGCCCTCCTTTGGTCTATTTTCTTACCCATAGCGGTCAAAAAAGCCGACCGCTATGGGTGCGGTTTCGATTTTTCAACGATCCAGTTGCTGTCCCTGATCCACGCCGACAGTTCACACAGCGGCAGAGACAGCCAGTACGGCACCGGCGTATTGTTCACCTTTGCCAGTAGCAGGCATTGGCGGCGCAGCCATGTGCCGCCGTCTCCGATTACAGCTCCGATCTGAGCAAAAAACTTCTCGCGCTGCTCCTGATGCGGTTGTAGTCGGAAAGGCGCATCAGCTCGAACGCATCCGAGCCGATGGGCTTATCACAGGCACGCGCAGCCATGCGGATCAGGTACTCGCCGGAAAGGGTCGGGACGATGACCGGCTTGCCGAGCGCCTGAAGCTCACTCTCAATGGCAAGGCCGTCCCTGCCGGTCAGGCTGCCCCAATCAAAGGTCAGCGCGTCATAGGTCACGCCGTCGTAGGTAAACGGCGTGGTGAAATGATGAACGTAGGTAAAGGCCGCGTTTTCGGCCTCGTTCTCCGCGACGGAGAAAGCATCTGCATCTACGATGTTGTCGGTCTTTTTCGTACTCATGGAATATCTCCTTTCACACAAAAAGCTGCACCCGGCAGGAGGAAAGCCCTCTTGCCGGGTGCGTTGGTTGACTTACTTGCCGAGCGCCGTTCTGACCTCGGAGAGCACGTCGACGCCGTTGACGTTACAAATGAAGTTCAGCGGGTCGAGTTCCTGCTTCGTCTCGCCGTCGATGGTGGTTTTCCAGTAGCGCACCGCGTACTCGCCGGAAACGTCCGCCGCAGACGCAGGAGCCACGCCACCGCCGCTGGTTTTCTTGGGGATAATGCGCATGAAGTGCTTCACGGCGCGCACCTTGATCGCACCGGCAACAGGGTCCTCCTCCTGCTGCGCCACGCGCAGGTCGATGTCGTGATAGCGCATCTCTGCCAGACGGAACGCATTGTCGCTCAGCGTCTTAAAGTTGAGCGCAAGCGTCATCGCGTTCAGATGGCCGAGAATGACATCCTCGATCTCGCCGGAAATGCCCGCGCCGGAATGGGACACCGTAGCAAAGCCGATGTCCGGCATCGTGGCGCTGGCCGTGCCGATAAATTCCTTGCCGTCCTCATAGACCGCAAAATTGATGACCGCAGAATCCATGAATTACACCTCCTTAGGCGAACGCCGCTTCCACATAGTCGGCGTTGTATTCGAGAATAAACGAAATCTCCTGTGCGGGGCTGGGCGGGGTGATGTAGACGTGAATACGCACAATGCCCGCCATCAGGTCAGCGACGGGATTCTCCGCGTCCACGAACTCGACGCGCGCGCCGAGCAGATACCCGGCGCCGACAAGGCCGTTGAGCCAGATGCCCGCGCTGTTCATGATCGCGTCAATCAGGCGACGGTTCATCGGCTTGTCCAGCTTCGCCCAGCAGGACTGGATCAGGCTGCTGGATACCCAGTCGAACATACGGCTGACGGGGATGAAATAATCCTTGACGTCCGTGTTGGTGGGGTAACACGCGGTATAGTTGCCCCATGCCACCCAGCCGGAGGACAGGAAGTTCAGCGCCGTCACCACGCCGACGTTGTTCAGCGCGTCTGCCTGCGCCTTGGTCTGCGTGACGGGCGTGCCGTTCTCCAGGCACAGGCCGTCGATCTTGAGCGCCTTGTTGGACGGACTCTCATAGGGGCAGCCGTCATTGCCGGCGTCAACGCTGGCCATCAGACCGGCCAGCTGCGTGGAAAGGTGGAACTTGCGCTTATCCAGCGAGCACATCGGCCAGCACAGGATTTCGGTCAGATCCACAAGGTTCTTGCTCTGCTTCCACGCCGACACCGCATTGTAGGCGGTGCAGCCGGACGCGGAGCTGTCGATGTCCACCAGCGCCTTGGCGGGGAAGATGCCGTTGATGGCCGTGGCCTTGGTCGCCATCACCGCCGCAACGGAGCTGACCTGCGAGAAGCCGGGCGCGCAGATGAGGTCGGGGATGACGCCGGCCGTGGACATACAAAGCTCGATCGTATCCATGTTGGACGCGACGAGCGCCGCCGTCACGGAATCGGGCTTGACGGTGGAGTAGGCAATGTTCAGGCTTTCCTCCGTGGCGTGCTCGCTGCGCGCGTCCAGCTCGACATAGATATGCTCGTCGGCCAGATAGACCGTGTAATCCTCGTCCAGCGTGTACGCTGCGCCCTCGCCGCCGTCCGCCTTGACCACCACGGTGGACGGGATCGCCGTCACCGGCAGCTCCACGCGGCGGTTGACCACCGTGAGATCGTCCGCTGCTACGGCTTCCTTCATGGTTTCGGGATTCAGCAGGTTGCAGAAGATCACCGGCTGGCAGCCGTAGAGCTTGAAGTGGGAGTAGGCAAACTCGCAAAGGGTGAACTTCCCCCAGTCGTCAGAGTAGCCGAACTTGGATTCGTACTCGTCCCAGCTCGTGCAGAGGACGGGGATGCCGACCGTGGCCGGATTCTCCGCCGTATGGACCGGCGCAGAGCCGATGACGAACGGGATGCCGACCTTTGCGACGATCGGCGTAGAAACGCTCGTGGCTCTCTTGGTCACATTTACGCCATGATTAGGCATGGTTGATACCCTCCTTTATTCTCCGGCCAGCTCGCGGGTCAGCCTGCGCGCCTGCTCGTATAAGCCGTTGCCGGGTGTTTTGATTTGAATTCGCGCTTCACTCAGCTGCTCGCCGTCCACAATCAAGCTGCGGATGCGCGGCCAGCGCTCCACATAGGGCGCAAGCTGCTTGCAGGCGTCGTCGCGTGAGCCATGAAAAATGGCGCCGTATTGCACGACGCCACGGATAGAGGGGCCGAGGTACACGCAGTACCGCACCGGCTCCTGAACGGTTTTCTTCTTTCGTGCCGACCGTCCCGCGGCTCGTCTTACAGCCATTGGCGTACCTCTCTTTCCACAGCCGGAAGTTTCCACATACTCACCATTTCGCCCATGTAGTAGGGCGCGGAATCGTTGGGATAAATCAGCCCTTCCAGTCCTGTTTCAAGGTCAAGCTCATACCGGTCGGCAAGGACGCATTTGCGCAGCAGGTCGATGCGCAGCCGCTCCATAAGATTGAGCAGCGCAAGTGCGCCCTCCTCCTCGTTGCTGCTGTATACGCAGAAGATGGAGCGCACCTGCGCTGTCGATTTGGGCCGCTGGCCCTTTTCCTGCTGGTCCTTGGCGGTAATGAGCTGGTGGATGATGTAGGGGGCTTTCTTCTCGGCGGCCCGGCTGTCCGGCAGGCGCATCAGATGCACCCGCGCAGCCCGAAGCTCCGGCTCGCCGTCGCCCTTCTGGACAGAGGTCGGCATCAGAATTTCGCCGGTGGATTCCAGCGTGAACGCTTTCAGTACGTTCAAAAGGTCAACTCGGTCCATCTGTTACCCTCCCCAGCCGTTGAGCAGGCGCGTGATCTCGTGCTCCATGCGCTGCCCAAATGCTTCCTGAATCGTCTCGTCCATCTGCTCTATGACGTGCTCGTTGCGCATCATGTGGGCAGTAGACGGGCCGAACAGCTGCTGCACGGGGAAGCGGTCCTTGCCGACACGCTCAAATACCGCCGTCGGGCCGAATACCCGCCCGGCAAAGGCGTGTTCCAGCACAGCCGTTCCGCCAGAGCGCATCACCTGCGTTTGCAGACGGCCGGAGCGCGAATACCGTGTCCGGAACGTCAGCAGCGGCAGCACATTCCCCGCGTACATGATGCGCAGGCTGGCCACACCGCCAGCGTCGCCGGTGATGCTGGTTTTGCTGGTGACGTTGCGCATGAAATCGCCCTTGTTGATGGTGTACTCAGCGGCAGCGAACTGCCCGGCCTTGGTTTTTGCCTGATCTCCCGCGCGGCGCAGCGCCGCATAGGACGCCTTATAGATACCGCCCGGAATACCGGCGAGGAGCTTATTGGCGCGCTCGACGGTATTGGCGTTTGCTTCGCTTATGCGGACAATGCTCATTCGTCGATCGCCTCCAATTCCACCCGCAGCATCCCCATTTCGCAGTCCGAAGCGGCGACGTAGTATTCGCGGTAGAATCCACCGCCGCCCTCCTCGTCGTTGATCTGGATGCGCATACCCTTTTCCGGCTGATTGCCGCCGAGGTCAGACAGCGCGCAGTGCAGCACAGCTGACGCCAGATAAAGCCCCTGGCCATGGTCGCCGCTGCTCACCATGACGGGGCGCTCGCTCTGCTTGATGCCGGACAGCACGATGGGGATGTCCGCATACACCGCGCCGTCGTAGCGCACGGTGCGCCGGTCGGCAAACTCGCCGTCGTTGAGAAATACCGCAAGGTTATCCGCGGCAACCATGTCCTTGAACGCGCTCATTCCACAGGGGCCTCTGCCGAAAGAACGGGCGGCAGGTCGCCGTCTCCGGGGGTGACCTCGGCGGCGGTGATGGCGTCAATGAGCTGCGCCTTGGTCTTGAGCTTGCCGGTGCTGATGCCCATGTCCTCGGCCAGAGCGCGAAGCTTGTCACAGGTCAGCGCCGAGAGCTGTTCGGGGTCAAGATGGCCCGTTTCCTCGCCCTCTGCGGCGTTGTTGAGCGCAGCAGTGTCGTCGCCCGCCTGATTCTCGTCCGAGCCCGCAGGCGGCGTTGCAACGTCCTCTGCGCGCTCCTCCGGCACAAAGACGGCAACCTTCTGCGCGACAAGGCGCTCCTCCACCTCCGGCGCGGCTTCAAAGCAGCCGTCAACGGGGGTGTAGATGCGCTTGCCGATACGAGTGGAGCCGGAAATCATTCTGATCATGTTCCGCTCCTTTCTCAGCCGAGGACGTTCTTCGCCACGCGCCACGGGTTGATGCGGTTGGGGACGAACAGCGGGCGGCAGGAAAGCTGCGTCTCACGGGCGGGCGGACGGATGGTGAAGATGTGCTGCGGGACGCGCTTATTGGCGTAGGTGTGGAAATGACCGTCATTCTCCATCTGCGTCACGGCGCCGTACAGGCCGCGGCCCACGTTGGGCGCAATGGCGATGACCGTACCGGCAGGCACATAGGCGGTGTCGCGGCCGTTCTCGTCCTCATAGGTGCCGTCGGAAACGAGGATAGGGAGCACGCGGCCCTTGAAATTGAACGAGCCGATCTGATAGACGAACTCGGTCAGCTCAGACGGGTCGATGCGGCCCATCTCCACGCGGCGGTTATCCAGCATGGCGAGCACCCAGCCGTCCTCCATAAGGAAGTCGCCCACATCCTGCGCCACGAGGATTTCGCGCACGGGGCGGCCGCTCTGGGTCAGCTGGTGGACCATGGTGCAGATGTCGTCGTACCAGTTGCCGGGCGTCCAGGTGCCGTTGGCATAGGTGCTGTGCGCCCACGTCGCGGCCGGGGTGAACAGCGCGGGGTTGTTCGTGCCGTCGTAGAACTGCACGCCGATGTCCTCGTAGACATCCGCGCGGTCGGTGCGGTGGCGCATGGTCGTGCCGTTGTTCAGGATGGTCTGCACCGCCAGCAGCTCCTCGCTGCGGGAGATACGGGCGGACAGCTCCGCAAGGTCATGCACGAGGAAGTGGCGCTCGCGCTCTGCGGGGGTGGCCGTGGAGAGCAGCGATTCGCCGAAGCCACGGCTCTGCAGCTGATCCAGCGTCAGGGGCATTGCCACGGCGATATTGGCAGGCTCAAGCTCCGCCGTACTGAAACCGTCACGAGTGCCGGGGATGGAGCCGATGCGCGGCAGCACGAAGGGCGCGCGCTTCTGCTTTTCCTCCTTGTAGTCCGCAAGGACGCGGGAGGTGCCGAAAACGTCCATCGCGTCATCCGTGGGGAAGTAGCGGGTCTTGAAGAAAGACTGCTCCAGCGGGATTTCGCGCACCGCTGCGAGCATGAAATAGGTGCTGTAAATGTCCATAAAGTTCCTCCTTACATCATGTCGGTGAGGATGATGTCATACTTGCGCATGGCGTCCTCATCGGCAGCGCTCAGGGTGTAGCCGGACTTGACGGCGACGGCGGCGCGGTTGAAATTGCCGCAGCGGTACGCGACGGCCACCGCGTCGGCAGTCTTGCCGACGGTCACATCGTCCGCAAGGATGCAGTGCGGGGTCAGTTCCTCGGCGGCCACGGGGCTCTCGCCGGTCACAGCGGCCTGCGCGGTCGTGCCGAGAATGACGCACTTACCATCGCGGCTGGACATGGCGAGGATCGTGCCGCGCTTATAGGTCGTCTCGGCGCTGCCCTCCTTGCGGATCGTGACGCCGAAGGTTTCCGCCGCGGGGGTCAGCTTGGCGATCAGGTTGTCCACCGTGCAGCTGCCGATAGGTCTTACGAGATTCTTGTTCATGGCTTACTTGCCCTCCTTCCGCTTCAGGAAGGCTGCGACCGCAGCCTTGGCCTGCGCTTCGATGCCGTCCTTGTCGTCCTCGTCGCCCTTGCCGTCATCGGCACCGGGGGCGGCAGGCACACCGGACGCGCCGCTGTCCTTGGCGTCGCCGTCCGCGTCGGCAAGGAATTTGCTGCCCTGTTTGGCCGCTTTCTGCGCGGCGCGGTAGGCAAGCTCCTGTGCGGTACACTTCTTGTCACCGTACTTGGCTTCCTGCACCAGCTCGTCCGAAAACAGAGCGGACACCTCGTCGATCTCCTGCATACGGCGCTCCTCAGCCTGCACCGCTTCGGTGACGGCGGCGTTGGTATCGACGGCCGCGCGTGCGTCCGCTTCCACCTCGGCAACCAGTTCCGGGTACTTTGCCCGGAGTTCTTCCTTGGTCATAGAGTTATTTCCTCCTTTTTCACCGCCTGTGACCACAGGCTGATTTATCGCAGCCGACGCTTCCGCGCCGGGTGTGACCGTGGGGATGCTGTCCGGCAGCACCATGCCGGGGCAGAGGTGCATCTTGCGGCCGCGCACAAACAGGCAGCGGCCGTCCGCGCTGGCGGCGATGTCCAGCGGTTCAGCGTCCTCGATGACTTCATCGGCAAAGCCCTTTTCCACGGCTTCGCGGCCGGTCATATAGGTTTCGTCGCTCATCATGTGGCTGATGACCGTATCGCTCATGCCGCTTTTGCGCTTGTAGATGCTCACCATCGCCTTGTCGTAGCTGTCCATGCCCTCGGCGGCTTTGCGCATATCGTCGGCGTTGTA